CCAAGGGACGTTAACAACTAAGTTATCACCGCTGTCTACTTGAACTTTATATGTGCGATCAGCAGTTGTTGTAGAAGTTTCTGCGGCTGTTGAATTTGTTCCGTCAACATTAGCATTAAAAGTAGTGCCAGAAAGAGTAAGCCCTGTTCCTGCGGTGTACTCAGTGTTTGTCCAAGGAACGTTAACTACAGCTTGATCTGCACTGTTAAGCTGAATACCGTAAGTTCTTAATGCAGTTGTGCCAGCAGGCTGTGCAGAAACAGATTGTACAGTGCCAGAATATATTTTAATTCCGCCTAATGCAGTAGTTGTAGCTTTGTCTCTAATATAACGACCATCAAGATCAACAGTTTCACTTAAATTTGTACCAACTTGATTAATTGTTAATACACCATTAGCCGTATCAAAGCTTAGTCCACCACTTTCAATAGATCGATCTGTAAAGTATTTACCGCCAATAGCATCTACATTAGAAGTAGTCCCCCCTGGTCTGCCAATCCACAACTTATTACTGCTTGCAGAATATGCTAATTCAGCATTAGTAAGTGTAGTCGGAGCATCTGTACTTGTACTCTGTTTAATTGTGATTGTTTGTGCCATTTTCCTGCTCCGTTTTTAAAAGTTTCCACCCTCAAGGGTTGATGTGTTATTTAAATAATTACTATCATTATTGAATTGTGAGATTGATCCAGTTACATTAGATAGTTCTCGCGATGAATTAATAAAAGTTGTTCCTTGAACAGCATATCCAACAGTATTGTTTAACAACCCTGTCATTGTATCGCCTGTTTTTTCTACAAATCCTAAAGCAGAATACGCCCCTACTGCTACTGGTTCACCTGTTGTTTCGTCAAAACCTAAATATTTACCTTTACGGCTTTCTTTTAAAGGCAATTCCATAGTGCCTGAAGACAAATCTTTATCTTGTAATCTTAATGTTCTGTTAATTGCAGTTTGTTGCTGGTTAGCCGCAAGCCACAATCTATCATAGTCATTATTTACTTCAGTAGCTAAAAAAGCACCGTTAGCTTGATATGCCGTATCTCTATCTAAATCCATAGACATAAGAATGTTAATAGGCACACCTTGCGTTGGGAAGATAGGATTATTGTTACTATCTACTAACGTAAAAGTAATAGTTCCACCAGAACCAGACCCAACATTCTGTACGGTATAGTGTACGTTTAAAGTCTGTATAGCCCCATCTAGTATAACTGTGACATCTGTAGCTTCATTTAACTGGAACGTATAGTTATACACATTTTGATTACTTCCTGCGGTATAATCGTTCCTAGTTGTATTTGCTGTGACTGTCATTTATGGCCTCATAAGTTTTGCCAATTATACTATTTAAGGGGTTACAAATCACCAACTGCTTATTTTTCTAAATTACGCAATGCATCAGAAAGTGCTTCATTAGCTATTCTAGCGGCATCAAGTATTTGGTCATCGTAATCGCGTAACACTTGTTCTTTTTCTTTGCCACTCATTCCCAAGTCTTTGTATATCTTTTTTCTTAACCTGTTAATTTGTTTAATACGTTTGCCTTGTGCGTTGATAATAGGCGTAACAGAAATTAAGGCTTCATTTTCTTGCCTGTATTCTTCAAGCCGCTCATCTTTAAATATCTCTAACCCATTTTTAACTTGCGTTGCTAAATTTTGAGTCTCATAAAACTGTTGTACACTATTAGACATGCCCCCAGTAGGATACCTCATAGTAAATGCCCTGACTAAAGGTATGTCAACAGGGCTTGTTGGGTCTTCTGGAAACTCTTCTCCATTCCACTCTTTTACTTTTTTAAGCAATACGTCACCTGCATCTGTAATGTAAGGCCCAGATGTTGCAAAAGTTCCCCTGATAAGATTGTCTATTTTTGCTGGAGAATAGTTAAACGCCTTGCCTAACTCTTGCGCGGTCAGTGATGTGCCAGCGGTCTTTCTTTCCTCTGGAGGATTAGCATCCATCCATTCTGGATAAATACGTCTGCCTTGGAAAAAATTATAGTTAGTAACTTGCTCAACAGCAGTTTTAATCGGGCTAGGAAAAACAGCACTTGGATCATAAACAGGGCTAACTGCCGTGACTAAGCCTCTAGACAAGTCAAAGAACATGTCAGCAAAACCAGTCTCACCTTCAGAATCTGCCCATATCATAGCTCGCTCTACTGTGCTTCCAAATGCAAAACCTACAGTAAAAGGCTTTGGATACCTAGCCCATGTGTCCCCTACTTTAAACACCCAGAACATATCTCGTTGCCACTCAGGTATTTCTAAGTATTCTTTCTTTTCCTCTTCTGGAGCAACATGCAAGTAATATCCTGTAATCAAAATCTGAGGGATAGTAATCGTAGCAGAAGCATACATTATCATTGCTTTAGGGTTCTTTCTAAAAGCGCGAATAAACTTGTTTGAGCCTTGTACGCCAGCATTAAAGAACGGCACGTATTTATTTATTTCTTTGCTTGCACTGCCTCCTCTAGCAAAGTCTATGCTTGCATCCCTTGCTTCCATAGCACTTTCAGCATCTGTCATTCCTTTTCTCTTAGCCGCGTTGTAAACTCCTATTCGTACACTTTGCTCAATCACAGCACCAATATCTTGCGGTAAATTTAATGGGTTCTTCAGATATCTTTTTAGCTTACCCTCTTCTTTAAAAATCTCTGCATAAGCATTCTGCACACCTTTGTCAGACATATTCATGTAGCTGTTGAATGATGCTCCTGACGCTCGCCACCTTTCATACAGGTCGTTCTTGCCAATTCGAGCCGTTAATCCCTTAACTACGTCAATAACATTTGGCCTAGCTTCACTTAATACATAAGATCCATGTACATCTCTAATAAAGTTTCTAGCCATAAACTCTGGAACAATAGTTGCACCAGTACGCAAAATACTTGCAGGTCTACTTAACAGCCACCCAAGACCTGTGATTTCTTGTGGATGCATAGATGTCATTGCGGCAACAAGAGATGGATGCACTTTGTAATATTTTCTTTTTCCTTTTACTAAAACTGTAATTACATCCGCAGGTTGAGTTTCTCGAGGTCTCGATATTTTTGTCCCTGTTTTTGGATCTGTTACCGTTTTCATTGCAGGTTTAGTAGTGCTAATGTATTCAGGCATGACATCTGCAAGATCCACTAGCTGATTAGCTACACGGTTCTGGTAAGCAATGTCAGTAATCCTCATAGTATTTCTTATGATAGATTCTATTGGGTCAACAATTTCTTTGTCGCTACCTTCTATTTTTTTAATTACTTGCCCTAACTTTTTACCAGCAAACGTAGTGCCTGCTTTTACCTGCAATCCTTGCAGTCCTGCTGTTTCACCATACTCTTCATCCATAACTCTTTGGAAAGGAATGTAGTTAGGATTCTCTGCTTTGATAGTGTTGTACTTATCTTGCGACATAACACCAAAAGACACTAGCATTTGTAGCATTCTGTCTTGGTAGTCGTATATCTCTTGTGCAGAAGTGTCTAGCAATACAATGTCTTCGCCATATTTTTCACTAATTCTAGCCAAATCTTTAATAGACTTTTCTTTTTGCTTTTCAGTAATCTCTACATCATCCCTGTCTTTTAGGTCTAGGGCATACCTACGCGCAATTAAGTAATCAATTAAGTCTTTCTTTCTCTTTTTCGGATCTCTCTCAATACGCATAGCGTTAAAGTCAAAATCATTTAATATAGACTTTAATCCTTTTCCTGTCTCAATCAGCTCTCCCTTCTCATTTAAAACAGTTGTTCCGTTGTTAAGTGAACTAAGAGCCATGCCTGTTACACCAGCATACAAGCGCACACTATTCTCTAAGAAGTTGTCTTTACCTCTCTTTGCCGCTTCCTTCGCAACATCTACCAACGCACCTAGATCGTCAATCCATTGATAGTATTTTTCATTAAAAATGCTTTCATCTGCCGCAATAGTATCTGGTTCTTGACCAGCACTTAGTTGGTCTTGTTGCGCGCTAGTTATAAGTTCAGGTGCAGGGTTGTCTATATTTTCAATAGACTCTTCTATGGCTTGGTCTACAGTTATTTCTACGCCTTCATCTGTTAAAGGAGTGTCATCAACAGTAAGCTGGTCATCAACTAACGCGTCTTGCTCTAAAGAAGTTAACTGATCTACTGATTTCTTAGCGTCTTCAAGAGCCATTCCCTTGCGAACCAATAAATTAACTGCCGCTGATGCCCCTGCTTTTGTGCCACCCATGGTCATAATTAAACCAGACTCAAGCAACAACTGCTCTGCATCAGGCGTTATGCCTTCTAGTACGTCAGCCATTGTGTAGCCTTCAGTCAGGGCTAAATCAACAGACTCTCGCAGAATGTCAGCAACTCTTTCCTCACCTAGTTCCATTAACATGCCATTCCAGCCAGCCCTAGTAAATACCTCTGACATGCGAGCATTAGGCTTAATTAGCTGATACGCTTTGTATAGATTGTTTTTTAAGTTAGCAGGAAGTTTATTAATGCTAGTAATCGCACCACTTGCAAGAGCGACTTTACCTTTTTGGAAACGCACGGATTTACTTAGCTTTGACGCTACAGCTAGACCTGTTAACTCAGCCGCTATTTCAGCACTTACATATCCGTATGCTTTTAATGCACTTATGGCTGGGCTTTCTTTAGCTTCACGAAATATTAACTGGCCTGTTTCAGAGATCTCTAAGCCTTGCGAGATGCGTATATTGCCGTATGCTTTATATCCTTGTACTGGCATAAGCATAGCACTCTGTGTTGCTACCCTTGCTGTTGCTCCAGCTACCTGCCCTAATACACGGCTTTTAACAAGCTCCTGAGTCGTTTTAAGAGCCGCTACTTGAACGCTCTTACCAACACCGCCTGTAGCCGCAAACTCTGCTACAAACGCAGGAATCTGCTCTCCATAGTACCTAAACTTACCACCAAAGGTCATGCCTCTGACTTCCATCTCTATAGACTTGTCTAGCCACTTATCTAAGTATTGCTTGTCTGCCTCAGAAACATCTTGGCCTTCACGAATCCTGTCTGATATACGCAACAAACCAACAGCTTCAGCGCCTTGCACAATACCACCAGCAGGAAGAATTTGTGACCAATCTATAAAATCACCTACTTCACCAATGCCAATAGGATTGTTTAGCCACATATCAACAGTGTGCTTAGGAAACCTAGATCGAGCAAGTTCTACAGTGCTATTTCGTTCTTCCTCTCGCTGTTCTATAAGAGGCAAGCCATTCTCTTCTGTGCTATCAAATGTAATTGCATTATTAATAGAGGCTTCATTTTGTTGCATAACACTAGGGCCAATATCTTCAAAAAATATTTCACCTGTTTCTTCTGGAACATCAATAGCTATGCGGTCTTCGGTATCAACGCTCTGTATAAAACGTGAAACAGCATCGTTCATAACCTGATCTGACGCTTCATCAGGGAATTCTAAGACACGACCATCTGCTAACTCTGCATATTTTGGCATTAAATTCCCTTATTAAATCCTATTCCCTTGAGCATCAAACTTAATAATAACGGCTCCAGCAGGGGGTGTGGCCTGTGTTCTGCTTAAAACATCTCGAATGCTTTCTTTAGATCGTTGTCGCTCTTCCTCTATTACTTCTGTAGATGTAGATAGTGCATACTTTGACCATAAGTCTCTTTGATCTGCCTTACTTAAAGGCTTTCCTATTTCTTCTGCACTTTCCATTTCAGCCTGCACAATATCAAAAACTCTTGCTCTAACAACATTTCTTAGCTCTGAAGGGGTGTTTTCAACAATAATTTTATTTGCCTTATAATAACTTAAGCCTATCATAGAAAGTGCGCCTGCTTTTTTAGCGGCTGTTAAATTACGCATTTCCCTATTGAGTTTTAATTCATCATCTCTATTTAAATTTCCAGCAGTTCTTTCTTCTTTAATGAACTCGTTAACAGCCTGCACTCCTGTTACATAGTCAGCACTGTCTGCTTGCAATGCGTAATCAGAATTAAGCCCATATATGCGGTCAATAATCTCTCCATAGATTGAACTATTTGTTTTTGCATTTACAGCTTTTTCAGACTTTACATAATTTATTAAAATACTTGCTTGCTCAGATTTTAACCTGCCGTCTTTTTTTGCTGTATTAATTTCTAATAATCGTTCATCAGCATCTATTTCTGTATCTTCTACATAAGAAGACATTTCCATATAATTTTGAGAACTATTAATTATGTCTATCAAAGTATTCTTAGTAATCTGCTGTTTAACCAAATCTTTATAGTCTTTAATTTCAGACTCAACAGCGGCAATAATAGACTTGCGCTCTTTTTCATCAACGCTTACCATTTTAGTTGGATCTTCTGGATCAAGAACCTTTAAGACAGTCATTTCTTTTAAGCCAGCAAGCGCGTTATTTAAAATTGTAATTTTTTCTTTTGGTTTGTTTTCTAATTCTGGGTTGTTAATAATGTCTCTTCGTAGCTCGCCTAAGACTCCAGCCTGCCTATAGTCAGCCATTCTTTTGTCTTTTTCTTTATAGTATTCTTCAAAATTAACAACGTCTGGGCCAGCAGATATGACAGCGTTATCTTGGTCGAGTATAGATTGAGCTAAACCTTCAGCATCACCTTCAGAAGCAAGGTTACTTTGCTCGTTATAAAAATTAATACCTGCTTGAGTAATTTCTGTTTTAGAATCTCTAATTGCATTTTTAGCTTGCTCTTTAATTATTTTATTGCCAGCAGTATTGGACGAGCGATAAAAATAGTTATCTACACTAGCTTTGGCCTCTACTGGTAAATTAGCAGACAAACCCTTATAGCCTTCAGTTACTTGTTTTTGAAACGCTGTAAAGTCATTAGGATTTTCTGTTGCTACTCTAGCAATCATGTCACTAGTTTCATTTTGTATGCCAGCCGCATAACCTTGAATTAATTGATTGTTGTAAGCTGTAGCGCCCCACGCTAACGGATCTCTTTTCTTTAACTCCTCACCTTCTTCTATTGCTTTTTCAGCGGCCTGCTGTGCTTGCTCAGGAGCCAACTCTGTAGCCTTAGCCCTTCCAAACTGTTCAGCAACGCCTGCTACAGTCTCTCCTAAGCCTGCTAGAGCCTGCATACGCCTAGATATAGAGTCATCTCCCCCAGTAGGGCGGAACTCTCCGTAAGATAGAATACGTTGTTGTCTAGGTTGTTTAGCCATTATCCTTCCTTATTTGCCTGATAGGTTTGAAATCCACCATAAGCATCAGCCGCACCTTTAAGCAAAGTAGATGTAGCTTGAGTGTAAGCAGTTCCTTTAGCCATTTTTCCTTGCATTCTTATTTGTCTGCGCTTTAATTTTTCAGACAACCCTATCATTCCTTCGCTTGCGCCTATTTGTTTGGCACTTTCTAAAGCAATACTGGCAGGGGTTCCTTCGCCTGTCATACCAGAAGTAGACATTCCAACAACATTAGATGCAAGGGCTTTGTTTAATTCTTGTCGTCTTTGTAATTCACGACCCTCAGCGGCAATCTTTTCTTGTCTAGCTTGTTCTATCGCTTGTTCTTCTGCCGCTTTACCAGCTTGTACTTGACCATAAGCACTTACTGTTGTGCCTACCGCGATTAAACTAGCCACTATTGCAAAACTCATCTAAATATCCTCTGGCTCTAACAAAGCCGCTTCTATCTCGTCTATATCAGTTAAGTGTGTAGGGTGATATGTAATCCATACACAGTCTGTTTCAGCGTATATAACACGCTTAGTTTGCGGAATAGTCTCTCCCATAAACGGAGCCTCTATATCCAAGTTACCAAATTGGCTAGACACCTTACATCTACCCTTTACTACCATGTACAAATGAGTCGTCTTGTGTAACGCTCCGACCAAACATACGCCAGCAGGGATAAACAACTCTCTTGCATATAAACCATCACTAAAATGATGCTTAGTTTCTAACTCTACAGTGTCACCTTTTAACATTAATGATTGTAGTTTTACAATATCATCTTGCGCTGTTATTTGATTCACGAACTAATCTCATATCCAATGGCTTGAAGATGAAATGGCGTTGGATTTGGCACTGTAATTACAGGAGCAACTTCTCTATCCCATCCGTTACCACCGTGGTTATCTTCTATAATACCTGTAGAAGGTATAAGAGATGAGTTTAAAGGGCTGTCACCAGCATCTCCAAATGTTCTAACGGCAACTAAATTTCCATCTATGTAAACACCAGCACTATTGTAAACACGCAAGTTCATTCGGTCTATGCGCTTTTGCTCTAATGCAGTTTGAGATCCGTTAGGCGCTCTAGTATTTAACGGCATTCCTACAACTTTAAGTGCAAAGTTGTACCCTACCTCTACATCAATAACACCACCAGAAGGGTCTTGCTCAAGGATAAATGACTTTTCTGCATCAGTTAAAATGATATATCCAGAAGCAGGGTCAACCTGTACTACGCGGTTATTTAATGTTGTTCCTCTAGCTACAACGCTAACCGTCTCTCCATTTAAATGATTTGAAGCTAAATACAAGTTATTGCCTACTATACTTAAACTAGTTTCAAGTTTAACAGATGAATCCATTAAATAATCAAAGTCCCACTTCTCTACTGTGTATGTAGTAGTAGTGTCAGTAGTTCTTTTATTTACTAAGAATAAATCGTTATTAACAACAGATACCGATACAGTTTTAAGAGGGTATGCAGTGCTAGTATCTCCATTAATCCACTTAGTAAAACCATTAATGTCTTGTGACCTAAGCGTATTTAAAATACTAGAAGTACCGTCTTGGTTTACAATAAATACCCAATTAGCATCTTCTGATAATGATCCTGTTAAAGCACCTAAGTCTACTGGATTATCAATAAGCTGAGAAGACAACACAGATATGTCTGTACTGTTGTAAGCATCTTCATTGTAGTTATACAGATAGGATCGTAATGTTCTACCGTTTTGATCTACAAACAGTGTTGCACCATCTACAGACTTAACTTCTAGGAAAGATGCTCCATGCTGTGTTTGCGCTTCAATAGTAATGTCAGACGGAGTATTACCTCTAACAATAAACTCTGCCCCTGCTGTAAACACCTGTAGGCCACGATCAGGGTTAATGTCGATAATCTCTGTTAGCTGTCTTGATGATATGGTTGTAAAGATACCCTCGTCATCATCACCTTCTTCTGTGTAGAAATCAAAGAACGATCCAGACCTAGATGCAAACAAACTTTGTAGCTTAGACTTTGTACCACCTAACCATAACCTTCCTGCATAGAATGCGGCTGTTTTAGGGTATCCTCTCGTAGCAGACCATACGTCTTCTTTTCTTGGAACTCCTTGAGTATTTAAAGCAAACTCTATTTCGTTATTAGTACCGCCTATTTCTGATGTTGCAAAGCCAGACCATAATTCAAAAGATTTAGCAGACTCACCGCTAACTGTAATTGTAAAATTAGCATTATTTGAGGAAGTAACAGAAACACCTGTATCACCAAAAATAGGCATTTCTTGCAAGTTTTTTTCTATATTTGCAGAAGATGATGATGCACTTTGTGTTAATGTTATGTTTTTACTTAACACGCCTTCGACATCTATTTGAAATCTATCGCCTGCATCAAAATGCAGTAATGTCATTGTTGTTACATAACTTGTAGGCGTAGGGCTAGACGCATCATTATAATCGTACTGAGGCACATTAAGAAAAGGAATGTCGTCAATAGTAAATACGTCATTACCTGTGTTTATTATTCTTATAGGATGATGATTCTCATGAAACATTAACATGACGTTTTCTGTTTGGACATCACGTACATTTGAAACTTCAGTAGACTTAAAAGGTAACGGCAAATAAGCTACAGGAACAAAGTTAAATGTTTGATCTGTTACTCTGTAGATAGACATATTCCCAAAGGAAGGTGACGTATTAGCGCCTCCAGTAACAACGCATAAGTAATGCCTGTCTGTTTCAATGCTAAAATCAAATGTCTTAACATCAGAAGCATCATTTGTTGCGTATAGAACATTAAACTCACTAAGCTGTATTTTTAAAGTTCCTAAGTCTCCTGTATCACCAGTTCTTACTATTCTATAATATTGACCAACAAACGTATCAGACAGACGAATACGATAAGATTTCTCTACTTCTGTAACAGTAAGAGTTTCTTTAGTTGTCCAAGAAACACCATCACCAGATATCTGTACCTTGAATTCACCAGAGCCAGTACCGCTTAGTTTGATGTCTTTTACATCTATAAACCGACCTCTATCAGTTGTTCCAAGAACATTGTATAAAGCTACAACATAATCAGAATTAGAGCCTGTACCTAATACACCAATATTAGTTGTTGTTAGTCCTACGGTTGAGCGATCAAAGTCATTGATATTAGCGACAGTACCGCCTTCTGGCATACTTGAAGTAAATGTTGTAAATGCAGAATATATGAGGTTAGGTGTACTAACTGTTTTAGTAAGAGTACCACTAGCGGTAGGATCATTAGTTCCAACCGTCCTTTCTGCGTAGACAGTATATGGAAGACTTGATCCCGTAAAAGAAAGAACCGTAAAAGTAGAAGAATTATTCGTATATGTTTTGCCAACAATAGGTAAGCCAGTGGTAACATTAAAGGTAAATAATTTCCCTAATCCACTAAAAATAAAAGGAGCTAAAATGTTTTCTGCGGTATCTACGTGTTGTGTTCCTGCTCTACGCTTTAACCCTCCCTGTGGGACGATAAGCACATTCTCAGCATTTTCTAAGCCTTGATAATATTGGTCAAGATCAATACGACCTTTAAGTAAAGGAGATAGTTCTCCGCTAACAAAACTATTTTGCGAAAAATAACTTTTAGCCATTAAAACCTCACATCAACAAAAGGCCTGCTTGCAAGAGGAGTTATTGGATGTTGTTGAGAATCTGTATATCTAGCCATGTTTGATGCATTAATATACTCTTCATTCATTAATTGTTTAGTAGATGCGCTGTCTCTAATAGACATAGCAAAATCTTTTGCTAAAGCGTACTCTACCATTTTTGAAAAATATGCAGGCCAAACAGATTCAGAGACGGTGTAGATGTAATCGCAGTATAAATTAGATTCAGTGTTGCAATATACTCGATCACCAAGAATTTGATAATTAATGCTAGGATTAATTTTAATAAATACTAACAAATCAGCAGGCAACTGATACATAGTGCTGTATTCAATACCTACTGGAGTTTCATTAATTTTAGATAACTGTGCTTTTTTTCTTGCAAATCCCCAACGGTATTTTGTAAGTTCATTGTGAACAATGTTGTCATACAGGTTGTTAGCAACAGTTTGTGCGCGCGTATTGCCAACCAAAGATGTAATAGGCAAATCACCAATTAAAATTAACGCATTAGATATAAGTTGGATTTTACTTGCCATAATAAACCTTTATGTAAAAAAGGGGGGCGAACCCCCCTAATTAAGTTACGCAATAATAACTTATACGTTATCTTTGTATTGAACTTTACAGATACCGTCTACATCGCGTGCAACAGCACCAGCTTTAAGCATACCATTACAAAGCCAAGAAGTTTTCTGTGCAACCCAATCTACAGAAGTCTTCATATCAATGCCAATAGCAAGTCCAACAGCGTCACGGCTAAAGAAATATGAATCAACTGTGTTAGTTGTAACAGTCAAGCCACCTTCAGCACGATCATCAAGAATAATAAATTGGAATCCAGCTAGGCTGTTTACGTCACCGCTAACAAGTGCTTTAACAGTTTGGTAATCAGCAGAAGTAGACTTCTCATCTTTCAAAAGACCGCCAAGTCCTGCACTGTTAATTGCGGCAAACAAGTTAGAGTTAGGAACAGCTTGACCACGCAACGCTACCTGAGCGTCGATTACCTTAGCCATAGTAAGACCAGTAGTACCAGCGGCAACAGTAGAGGCAGGAGTAATTGCATCCATTGCATCAATTACCAACTGATCACTACGACGACCCAAAGCGCCAGCAATAGTGTCTGCTAACTCTTGTTTTTCATCAAAGTTAACTTCAGCTTGGTCAAAGATATCGGTGTACTCTGGAGCATTCCAGTTAGCAAGAGTCGCTACTGCAAAAGCATAGGTTACGCCCATAGGAACAACATCAGCAGAGGTTGCTTTTTGGTTAGCAAGTCCTTTGCCCATGTTACGGAATTTGTAGGTGTCACCAACTACATTGTTACGAATTGTTACAGCAGGCTTTAATAGCCCTTTTTGCGCGTAGGCGTGTTTGACCATACTGTCAAATTCAATCGACGCTACGGATGATAGATTAGCACTCATAATAGTTTCCTCGAAAAGAGTAATAAAAAAAGTTTTCAAGGTTTTTTGCTGAGTACCCAGTAAAAATGGTCAGCATTCAACCTAAATTTACTGGGCCTTTAGAGAAAGGGTATCCAGTGTCTTGATTATACACCTTTTACCCTGTATTAATCAATTATTGAGAACCGCCCCACGCTTCCATCATTTTCTGAATCTTGCGCTCGTGCTCTATATTGGTACTTCTAAGAAGGTTTCCTTGCTCATCTTTCTTAAACATTTCTGTTTCAATAGCTTCCCAAGACAGACCTTGAGGATTGTGGCCTCCTTCCATTGGGAGTTTAGCAGGAGCCGTTGCTTGTACTAACATCTCTACCAAAGAAATAGTATCAGCGGTAGTCACTAGACCTCTAGCTTGCTCATAAGTTTCTGCATCTAGGTTGTTTTTCATAAACCCTTCAACAGTCTTAATTCTTTCCTGAGCGTTATCGCCTAACTTAGACAACTCTTCTTCTTGGTCTACAGCTTGTGCGGCATAGTCTTGTGCAGATAACAATTCCCATGCTTCCCCAAATGCATCAGCACTCATATTAGTCTTAGTAGCAAATGCCTCTAACTCTTGATACAAGGCATCATCACTTTCAATTCCTTCTGGGGGTGTGTAACCATCTTTAGGCGAACCCTTGAATCCTCCAAATTTTTTAGACAGTTCAGAATAACCTTTAGCTTGATCTGCTACAGATTTATACTTTGTATCTAACCATTCAGGCACTTCACCAGTTCCTTTAATACCGTCAGTTAAATAATATTCACCTTCCGCAAGAGTTGGTTCGGCACTATCTAACAAGGTATCGCTTTGTTCAGCGGCTTGTTCTTCTGACATAATGTAATCCTTATTTAATTTCAGCTTGTCTCATTTGGTTAATTAAAAACTTAATTACTCCAGCTTCACCGTTATGGTAAGCGGCCTCATAATTAATGTTTTCTGCGCCAAAAGAAGTATCGTTATCATAGACAAACCTTTTGGTCAGGTCTGATAAGATACGCGCTCCATCGTCAGTTGTAAAGACCCTGTGATATGCCTTAGCCAAATCATTAGCATTTCTCTTTCGTAATTCTGCTTGTTTTTTAGCCGCTTTTGAATCAGAAAGGTGATCAATATTTTCCCAAGTCATACTTGAGTTTGTCCTTGCATTGGCGCTTCACCAGTATTCATGCCAGCTTGTGCCGCTTGCGCTCCAGCCTGTATTATTTGTTGCTTTTCAGTAGGGCTTCTTACTAATTCCGCAGGCATACCAGTCTTTTCTGCTACCCAAGTTCCAAAGTCTTCTAGCTTAAATCCAATTTTAGCTTGATCTGGGCCAGCATTCTGTAATACAAATTGAACAGCTTGTTGTACATTTAAAATATCTTCGCTATCTTGTGCGCGCGCTAATGGTGAAGTAAATTTAATTTCAATGTCTCGGCCATCTAACTGCAAAGGCTGTAATAAACCTCTGCGAGTTAATATAGAAGCTACACGTTTAATAATAGGAATTAATACTTCTGTCTGTAATCGGCCAAATGCAGATCCAATTCTTTTAGCTAACTCCCTAGACTCAATAGCTACTTCTGTTGCAGACCTAACAGCGCCAGTAGGATCTCTTAAATCGTTAAACAAAGATTTTTTAATAGACATCTGAAGATCATTAATAGCAAATTGCGCCAACTGTAGGTTTGCACCAGTATCTAACCTTCGTATAGATGGATTAGACGAGTTGTTAGAACCAACTGGAATAACAACCCCTGGGCTTATGCTAATATTGTATGGATTGGTAACACCATCATCTGTAGCCGTATACATACCAGCTAAATCAATAGCCGCTTTTTGTAAAACAAACTCTTTAGCTTTATTTAAAGATTTAACATCTGGAAGTGCTTGCAATGCAGGGCCACGACCACGTATTTCTCCAGATACTTTAGAGTAACGACCAGTTACCCAAGGGCTAGATTTTCCAAAATCTTCCATCCAGCTTATGCGGTCTTCTTTTCCAATCCATAAGCAACCGTAATATTTTTTAGCTTTGGGAAGGTAAATAACACCTTCACTAACATCTACTTCAGACTCAGGGTCATTTTTAATTTTTTCAGCAATTTCTGTTGACGCTTTAAACCCTTTCCACTTTCTAGAAAGATCTCTAACCTTAACCTTAAACCTACGCCAATGAGTTTCTACATTACCATACGGCCCTTCTTCAAAAGCAATTCCTTTTTGTGGAATAGCAGTAAAAATAATGGGCATATTGTTATCAGGATCTTCATCTATTCTTAAAGTACCTGTTCCTATAAGTAAATCAAGAGCGTGCTCATAAAACTGAGTAGCAAAGTTAGATCGGTTAATGTAATCAAAAATAATCTCAGATTGTTCTTCTAAATTTTCTCTTATATCTTCTTCTGAAATTTCATACTCACCATTATCTAAAAGCAACTTAACTTGGTTAGAAGGCTCTAAAGTTGCCCACCTTGACCAAATAGGCGCAATGTTTTCTTGCAATTTGCTTGCACCTTGCTGAATAGCCTCTAAAGCAGTAGAGTCAAAAATCTTGTCCATCTTCTTTTGCCCAGCAAGACTATCTTCAAATAAATTCCTGTTAGGCAAAAAATATTCATAAGCGTCATCTAATTGGTCATTCCAATAAGCCGCACGACTAAATGCCTGCACCTCTCTTGCTTTTAAATCTTGTAAAGACCCTAGCTCTTTTGGGAGTTTCATCTTTTACTTAGCCGCCTTTTTTATGGAAGTGTTAGTTGCAGTATATCCAGCGCCAGAGCGTAATCCAGAACTTCCTGCGCTACCGCCTCCAAAGATACCAGCCCCAGCCCCAGTAAATCCTTTTGATACACCAGACTGTCCACTAGCAGTGCCAGCTTTTGCCAACAAAGACTTAGACCCTAGTTTTCCACGAGCCAAAGCTTTGAGTCTTTTTTCAGACTCTTCCATCTCTTCATCAAGCATTCTACTTTGTCTTTCAACTACAGCCTTTTCTTGTGCAGTAGGCTCTGGTGCTTTAGGTCTTTTCATTATTCTTCCTCAGATGTTTGAGCAGTTGATAAGGGGTTAGAATGAAAGGATTGTTGATACCTAGTATCTGTTTAATATGTCCGACACAAGTATTCAACATAAATAACGATCTTTTACATTCTTTCGGTACGTAACTTTCCATTATATAGTTACCTTCGATTATACTCTTTTGGTCGGAAACAGTAAATAAATCAAAACTTTTGGCTGATTTTCCGTAAATAATGTAAGAATGTGGTATAGGTTTGATTAAAAAGCAGTGCCGAATGCCTTTTTTTAACAATTTTGACCACCAATGTTCAGAATCATCCTCAAAAACGATATAAACCTTAGAAGACATTAAAGTTTACTTTTGCTGTAACAGATTTTGAAAAAGTGTTTGTGCGTCGTAATGCGGCACGACCCTCGCCCTCACCTTGTAATGCGTACTCCAAAGCCTCAACAGGGTGGGAATATTCGTTTTTATCAGGCTCATCAGTGTACCTTTCCCCTGTAGTCTGTACTCTGCGGTAGCAGAACCCACCTTGTAACCCTTTACGGATCATAGAGGCTTTAGGTAAGACGAGGAATCTAGGCTTGCCATCCATGCACATTTCTTTCATAGGAACTTCTAGGGCCGCTCTACGCTTCATAGGATCATTAGACGCAGTAGGTTGACAGGGTATGCCTGCGGCTCGCATGATTTGGAAAGGTGTTTCAGAGTTAGACTGGTTCTTATTGTTACCAGAGGGATCGCCCCATCCTTTAAACGTGTGATCAGGATAGACTTCTTCAATGTATCTTTTAAGACTAGGGGCAAAGTCAACAGCACCAGAATCAGTTAACACGACTTCATCAAAGCAGACCCAGCGCCCTACAGAGGTTCTTTGGATAAAGGCACACGCTGGAGTACGGCCAAAGTCAAAGCCAAGAATAATAGGTTGGTCTTTAGTAGGCTCAAACTCCATGTGTTGACAGTGTACTGAATCAGTATACATAGGATGTACAGGTTTACCGTTAGACACAAAGCCGTATTCATTCGCTAGATTAACTTTAATCCAGTCATCTGTCTTCCCTTGAAGTCCTCTTTTATAATAGTCATCAGGAAGGTTAGTAAGGTTCTCAGCATTTTTATTAATAATCCAGCTTTCACCGTCCTTTAGTACCCCTCCTTGTTGTCTGTAGAATGCCCAGTCATCAGGTCTTTCTATCTCTGCTAGTTTAAAATACCAATGGTCTTCATCAGGGGCGTTACTATCTCCTATGATGCCATGATGTGTAGGACGCGCACCTTCCTTGTTAGAGGGGTATCTACCATGTCTAAGGTCTAACATATCTAAAACAGCCTTAGCGTGTTCCTTAGTCTCGTTTAACCACACCCATGTAGTCTGTATACCCCTAGCTTTCTTAACGTGTTCAGGACGGTCGAACGCAATAAAGACAACATCACACTCTACTCTTGTACCATCTTCTAGTTTAAATCGTATGAAGTGTGTAGGAGGCTCCTTGTTACCTTGTTTGAAGTCACCTAACTCCCCATGTATTTCTAACCAGTCTTTAATCGTAGTAGAGAACAGTTCAGAATAGGTGTTACGTGCGGCAATGACACGAGATAAGCGTACACCATAGTTCTTATGTTTCTTATCTTTAACAGGTGCTTGTTCACACATGAGGTCAAACAGTTTGAGAATACACTGGACTGTCTTACCAGAACCTAACGGCCCCATGATAAAAGAGTTTCTTGCGCGGCAATCATTGAAATCTTGCAGGACTTGGCCTTGTGGCATCAAGTTGTATTCAATTCTCATTACAACCCCATTGTTATTTTGACCAGTCTATCTTATCGTAATTAGATTTAAATACTTCTCGACTACTCGCTGTAGACTTACGAGCATGACTACCCTTACCACCATTGTATTCAGGGAAGTGTCTATCTCTTGTTTCTTTGTCTAACTTATGAACTAAGTTTGGGCCTTTCTTTGCCATTTACCACCTACCGCATATACACGTTTCTTCTAAACAAACACACTCACTAAACATCTTCTCATCTAACACATACAGAACTTCTTTCATCGCGTATAAGTCTTTATCAATTAAAGCCATACAAAAAGCTTCAATCAATTCGTAATCAGCATCACTCACAGGTTCATCCGTATTAAGACTTATCATTTAATTATCATCCCTTAACCAATCCTTCATTACAAGTGTTTTTGCTAATTCAAGATAAAACACCTCAGATTCACTTGTAAGCGTACTTCCTACCTCAACCCCTAGGTCGCCTATAGAAATAAAAATAAAGTCCTTAGAACGCTTTATATGAGCTTCTAGGAGGTCTTCTACGTCAGGTCTGATCTTATGAATCGTCATAATTTTTTTTTGGGAGGGACATATATATACACATAACGCGCGCCTTCGGAGGGGGGGGTGCTATCCCTAGTCCTTGTCGTTTGCTCCACCGTCATACTTCTTGCGCTGTATGCTGACTGTTAGCCCTGTGTCCCCTGTACTGTGCTCTATTGCCTTCAGCTTTGGTGCTACATACTCCGCTATCTTGAGCCATGAAGCTATAGAGTCACGTTGATTGGCTACTGTGGGGTCTTCCTGAGCCAACTGGTCGAGGGTATGAGCCTGTTCAGCGGCCTTCATGATGGGGTCGAAGTCTTTACCGTACATATCCTTTAAACGATTGAGTAAAAATGCTTTGTTCTTGCCTAATGCTCCCTTGGGACGTGCCATATCGTTTGATCCTCTATATTATATATTCCTACACCATTGATTCGATTGATCATTTTTTAACCAGATTGATCATTATTTGACCAATTATACCTAATTTACCCCTTATTTACCCCTTATATATGAATAAAAGTTAGTTTAATGCTTATCCTTATAAGAATTCGATCTAAAAATGAGCGTTACATTGTTGACATCTGTCAATGTATAACTTAAGGTTACTGCGTGATTAGACAGACCAAAAGAAAGGCTCAACCCAAAAGGTTCTCGGCTCAGTAATTGGAATAGACGGCAACAGTCAATAAACAGTGCAGGAAATCACACAAACACAAACAAACTTTTGAGGTTACAAAATGGCTACTATTAAAACTACATTTGGTTACAGCGTAGATTGCTA